CCTCGCCCTTGCATGGCCCGTGCCGAACGACGCTACCGTCTACGCAATACAAATACAAAGGGCTGGACTTTGGCTTTCCGCCGTTTGTACTGACCCACGAGTTAAACACGATGCCTTCGTGCGGATCAGACCCAACCACGGTCACAAATAGCTCATATGTCTTACCGTTGCGCGTTGCCTTGCCGATGATGATGTTGCGATCAAACGGCGGGCGGTAGTCGATTAGCCAGTCGTTTTGCTTGTACTCATCATCGCCGCGAGCATCTAGGACCGCCGAAACATCAAACCATGCAAGCTCGGTAGGATCGACCCCGGCCGATGCAAACATCTTTACGGATTCTCGGATTAACGGGGTCATGCTTTACCCCTTGCTCTAATTGCTGCGGCGCAGTCAGCGGCAAACCCGCCTCCTATTGCTAACTTCACACACTCATCTGCACACGCCTCGCGCTCAGCGGAAGTGATAACAGAGGCAAAGTCGTGCACTTCATTGGGTGAAAGGTACATTAGCCTTCCCTCATCCCCATCTCCGCCATAGATCGAATGCCCTGTAATTTGTTCAAAGTAGTCCTCTACTTCCTCGCGTGTCATTCCTGTCCCCTTGCACGGATGGCTTTTCTTATATCAGCTTCAACAATCCTTTCTTCCGTCCGCTCGTCCACCGGATCAGCCCACCGGCCGCATGTTCGGCACTGCCAGTTTATGCACCCATTACGGTCGCGTTTTATGTCGCCGCCCGCATGAAACAAATCGCACAGTTTGTCTTTTAGCCATTTCATTCCTGCCCCCTTGCACGGATAGCGTCAGCATAGAGCCGCAACTCCTTTGCCGCTTCCTTCGGATCACACCCGTTCTCAAGCCAATTGATCACTGGCTCAAGGTTCGGCCATTCCTTGCGTTCGGTAGCGGCGACACGGGCGGCAATAAGGGCGGCAAGATGTTCAAGGCGGTTTGATCCGTCATCGTTCCAGTTCTTATGCCAGTCAATGTCTGCCTCCCGCGCCATGTCGATGATTTCATCGCGTGTCATCTCTGCCCCTGGTCCTTAAATTACAGCTCGCATTACCGTCGCCATAGCCGTCGCTTCTGCCGTAGCCGCTGCCGTAGCCGCCGCCGTAGCCGCAGCCGTCGCCTTTGACGCCGCCGCCGTAGCCGCAGCCGTAGCCATAGCCGTTGCCGTATCCGTCGCCGTATCCGTTGCTGTAGCCGCCGCCATAGCCATAGCCATAGCCATAGCCATAGCCGTTGCCGTCGCCTTTGACGCCGCCGCCGCCATAGCCGTAGCCGTCGCCGTAGCCGCCGCCGTTGCCGTATCCGTCGCCTATTGGTTTAAACATCAGGCACCCCAGTCGTCTGACACGGGCACGCAGAAAATCTCGGCGCCCTCTGGGATATCAACGCCATTCGGCATTGGTTTAAGTGTCAATTTCGGCGATTTTGGATTTGCAATTACTCCGTCGAATCCAATACTTTCCCATCGGAATACATGTACAGCTCGATCTAATTTGATGCGTCCATTTTCACGAGTCACATCCCCTGCAAAAATCCATCCTCGATCCACGACCACGACGGCTCGCGATCCTTTAATTTGCTGTTTAACTTGATCGGCTTTGACATACTCGATACCGTTGATAGTGATTGTGTTCACTTGCGCTTCCATTGTTTTTCCTTAGTTAATTTATCGTGTTTAAAAGTATCTATTTGATTCTCTTTGGTAAAGGGCTCCACGCCTGAAACCCGCCATCTTTGTGCCACAGCCCAATCACTGCAACACCTCCATCAGTCAGTAGCAGCAACTTTCGGCCAACCGGAGGACTTTGTTTTGCAGGATCGCGCCAATACACTTCTCCGGGTTTGGCGCTGCACGCCAATAAATTTAAGTTCTCGCTCATTCGTTCGGTTCCCAAGGCTACTTAAAAAGGCACACCATCCCAGGCCCAGGAGGGGCACCCGGCTGCCTTCACTTCTGGCGGGGGCTCAATGTAGCCCGCAAGGCTGCATCCCCTCCCCGCATAGTGCCGGCAGTTCCCGCAGCCATGAGCGAGCAGGTTGGAGAAAAACAACGCATCGGCTTTCAGCCGGTCGATGTGCGCCACGATATCGGCCCGTGTGCTGCCCTCTTGCGGATTCATGCCACCCCCTCCTTGTTCCATGAAAACTTGGCGCCGGTCACTTTCCAAAACTTGCCCTCGGGCTTAACGGTAATACTGGTAGGCGCGGGGATTTTCTTGCTCTCGGCCATGTCCAAGAACTCTTGAACGGTGTTCGGGCATTTGATCCCACGATTCCAGCACCAAGTCACCGCGTGTTTGCGCGCTTTTTCGTTCTCGATAGGCACCCATTCATCAAAGAACGCAATGCCGCACTCGTAAGTAACCCGGACCGATGGCGGGCTGCCAAACTTGCGATGCTCACGGTATCGAACGTCCGTCACCGCGTACTCTTTTGGCGGTTCCAAGCCGGCAACGATCACCGCATCGGCTGCGATAGTCCCGTGCGCAGGCTTAGACTCCCAAACGTGACCACACCCAGGGCACAACATCACCGATGTGTGCACCAGCTCATGACACGATGGGCACTCCTTGACCGGCGCAACCGATATCGCGTCGTCACCCTTGGGGCGCTTTGACTTCACCCGGATCTGGTCGATTGGCCCATGGCGTTCGACGTTGCCGGCAAAGTCCAGGACCATGGTGTTTTGCTTAACACCATCCATGCGCAGGCCGCGCCCCATAATCTGCACATACAACCCGACAGACTTAGTGGGCCGCAGCATTACGATGCAATCAATGCTCGGGAAGTCAAAGCCGGTTGTAAGCAGCATGGCGTTAAACAGAAACCGTATGCGCCCGGCCACAAAGTCACCAATCACGCGGTCGCGTGTGGAGGCGTCCATGTCACCGCTCACATAGTCGGCAGTCCAACCGCGGGCACGGGCCGCCTCGGCACAGTGTTGTGCGTGCTCGATGCCGCTACAGAACCCAAGGATGTGCTTGCGGTCGCTGGCGTAATAGTCAATCTCGTGCAGCGCGCCGTTAATCAATTCCTCCTTGTCCATCGCGGTCTGCAATTCCCCGGCAACAAACTCACCGCCTCGGGTATGCACGCCGCTTAGGTCGGCCTTGGTCGCGCCGTTTTTTGCTACTAGGGGGCACAAGTACCCCTGGCGGATCAGGTCGCCCACATGAGCCTCGTAGGCCACGTCGGTGAATATCCTGTTCTCGCCCTCGGTCAGTAGCCCAGAGTCCATCCGGTAATGCGTGGCGGTCAGACCAATCACCTTCATGTGCGGGTTATGGTGTTTCAACCCGGCCAGAAAGCGCCCATACATAGTGTCCGCGTTTCGCGGGACCAAGTGCGCTTCGTCAACAATGACCAAGTCGGTTCCGCCGAACTTGGCCGGCATCCTATGCACGGACTGAATCCCGGCCACCGTAATTTGGTCCTTGCGCTTTTGGCCGACGCCAGCCGACCAGATGCCGACCGGGGCTTGTGGCCAGTAACGGATGATGGCCTTGGCGTCTTGCTCGATCAGCTCCTTTACGTGCGTCAGTAGAACAATCCGCGTGCTCGGGTACTGTTCAATCGCTTGCCGGATGAACGCGGCCATCGTCAGTGACTTGCCGGCGCCGGTGGGCAGCACAATTAAGCAATTGCCTGTGTTGCCGCCGGAGTAGTAGTCATAGACCGCCTGCACGGCCTCCTTTTGATAAGTGCGCAGCTCAACCACGGCGCCCTCCTTTGCAAACTGCGCCGCCCATCAAGCACCTTCTTTCACAAAAATGCCGTTCGGCATCAGCGTGCCTTTGCGGTCTTTGATTTCGTCGTAGGCATTGCGCAGACACTCAACCAATCGGATGTTGCGCAGCGCGCAGTAGTTGATGAGGCAGACCATAACGTCACCCACCGAGTCCTCGATCTTGGGCATTTGGTTGCGGGCCTCGCCGGCGGCAAGCTCCCCCATTTCCTCAAACGCCTTCATGAGTTGGCTGGTCGGCGTTGCGTTGGGGATGATCTGGCGGGCCTGCGCCCAGGCAATCACGGCTTGCTCAAGTTCTTCGTAAGTGTTCATGGTCGGTGGCTCGTTAAGAAATAATGGTGGCGCCAAAAGTGGTACGAAAAGTCTCAATATCTTGGTCGCAGATGGCCTTGTGATCGGTCACTGCGCTGATTTCATGGCTGTAGTAAATGAACCCCGGCGGCTTGTGGCTGGGGTGCTCGGCCGCGCTAGACAGCACGATGAACGTGGCGCCGGTGTCTTTGCGCTTGAACTCAATCCAATCCTGGCCGGCGTCGATGGGCTCGGCGTAGGTCAGCAGAAACGGTAGGGGCAGGTGGTGCTTGCACCCCACGCGCTGAACGTGGATCGGTATTGAACTGATGTTTTTGTCAG